GTGCGTTGGCGGAAAGATCACGGTTCGACTGACCTCGGCGGATGGTTCGGCGCAGGCGTTTCCGGTTGATTCCTTTCTGGCACTGACCTCGGCAAGCACAGACATCACGGCGATCACGGTGGAGCGGATTCCCGCTACCAGCACGGTCGTCAAGTACTTCCTTGGCCAGAAGGCTTAGGAATCATCCCAACCAACGGAGAGCAAGACAATGGCTACTGAGACGCTGAAGAGCGCGCTGAACCGCGCGAACCCCAACACCCTCGCTGACGTGCTTGCCAAGATCGACCTCGGCACCATGCTGGCCCCCAAGACTGAGACTGTGGCGCAGACCTCTGCCACCACGATTCCGCTCGATCCCCCGGCGCTGGCAGTGTTCAGCGTTCGCGTGACGGGTGGCGCGGCTGCGGCTGGCGTTCGCACTGTGACCGACGCTGGCGGCTCGGCCTCGGCCACCGTTGCGGTGCTCTCGGCTGATGGCGCTACGCTGACCTTCGAGGCTGGCGTGACCGGCGCGGTTGTGTCCTACATGCCGCGTCCTGCGGTTGATCTCGACACCGCTTGGCCGTCTGTCTAAGCACTAGACTCTGATTCCCTTCCGCCCGTGTGCGATATGCAGTTCACCGATCTTCGGGACACGGCCCGTTGATCACACCCGCAGATGCTCGCTCTTTGACCGTCACCACGCTTACGACGGCGGTGAATAGTCGGAAAGGCGAGATAAGGAGAGCAGTATGCAGGATGAGAACGTAACGATCACTGAGGTTCCTGCTGCCGTTGAGGTAGTGGAGACTTCGCACGCTCCTGCGATTGAGGCACCTGTGGCCTCGGTTGAAGCAGCGGACACGGCACTGCCGACTATTGCAGGCGGCAAGAACGTGATCCTTCCTCAGGCTGCCATTGGCAAGCTGAAGGAAGAGCAGCGGCAGCGCGGCAAGCGCGAGGCGATGACGGAGTTGGAGGCCAAGTTCAAGGCCGCTGGCTTTGGAAGCATCGATGACGCGATTGCAGCAATGGCAGCGGCACGCAATGCGCCCGCAGCCAAGGCAGCGCCTCCGGCCAAGCAGGCAAAGGCTCCGGTCATTGAAGAGTTGGATGAAGAGGTGCAGGAGGCAACGACTGCGCAGCCGACTCAGGGCGGGGACTACGCCAAGCAACTGCAGCGACTCCAGCGAGAGAAGGAGCGCATGGCAAAGCAGTTCGCGGCAGAGCAGTCACAGCGTCGCAAGCTCCAGCGCACTCTTGAGGCCAAGGAGGCTGAGTTCGCCCTGCGCGAGACGGCTGTTGGGCAGGGTGTGAAGGATGTGGATTACGCTCTGCGGCTGATTCAGCGTGAACTGGAAGGCAAGGACGAGAAGGCACTGGCAGCGTTTGACGAGGGCAAGTTCTTCACGACCCTTCGGACTTCGCACCCGTACCTCTTCGGCGAGCGGGTTGTTCCTGCCACCACTGGCACTGGCATGGGGGCGGCTCCGGCTGCTCCCACGGCGGCTACGGTGACGGCGGCTCAGGGAGCGGCAGGCAAGACGGATGCCCGCGCCATGAGCGCAGATGAGTTCCACAAGCTGATGCGTGCGCGCGGGCTCAACGCCTTCGCGTAAAGACTGAAAACATGGGCTACGGCCCTTTAGGAGACTGATCCAATGGCAGATTTCTCGACTATCCTGCAGACGCCCGAAGTTCGGGCTCTTGTGCAGGAGAACATCCTGGAGCGCGCGTTTCACGACGCCCTCTTCCCCCGCATGCTGTTCCGTGGCGAGGCCATGGTGCAGCAGTACCCCCTGAACGTCGGTGATAGCATGGTGTTCACCGGCACCGGCCTCATCCGCCCCAAGATGAAGCCGCTGCAGCCGGGTTCTGATCCGGCTCCGTCGTCCTACCAGAGCGAGCAGTGGACCGCGACGCTTCAGCAGTACGCTGACAGCATCGACACCCACATGCCGACCAGCATCACGGCGATTGCCAACCTGTTCCTCCGCAATGCTCACCAGTTGGGCATGAGCGCAGGTCAGGCACTCAACCGCATCGTGCGCGATCGTATGTACAACGCGGCTGAGTCGGGCTGGACCGTGGCGGATGGCGCTCAGGGTCCGACCTCGACGCTGCGCGTGAAGCGCCTCAACGGCTTCACCACGGCTCGTCGCCCCGACCTGCCGAATGGCTCGGCGGTGCGCTTCAACACTGTCAGCACCAACAACCCGCTCGCCATTGTCGTCACTGAGGCTGGTGGCCCGACGGTTGTCAGCGTCATCGGATACTCGCCTGACGTTGCTGGTGATGAGATTGGCCCGGGCGTCCTGTCGCTCTCGGCTCCTGTGACCGTGATCGATCGCGCTGCTGTGTACTCTTCTGACCGCAGCTACGTTGTGCGCGTTGGTGGCGGCAACAGCGTTGACGACATCGGCTCCAACGACACGCTCAAGCTGTCGGACATCCGCGCTGCCGTGGCTCGCTTCTGGCAGGAGAATGTTCCGGAGCATTCTGACGGTCGCTTCCACTGCCACCTCGACCCGACCGCTCAGGCTCAGGTCTTCGGTGATCAGGAGTGGCGCCAGCTGCTCACCTCGCTGCCGGACTACTACATGTATCGTCAGTTCGCCCTCGGCGAGCTGCTGAACACTGTGTTCTTCCGTAACAGCGAGTGCCCCCTGCCGGAGACGGTTGAGGGCGGCCTCACGGCTGACTTCTCGCAGGACGATCCGTTCGCTGGCGAGCTCTACAACGACGGCACCACGGCGGGCGTCAAGATCCACCGTGCGCTGTTCAGCGGCCAGGGCGGCATCTACGAGTACTATCAGGACATGGGCGGCCTCATGACCGACGCTGGCATCACCGGCAAGGTTGGCGAGCCCCGCGTGACCAACAACAGCATCGAGGTCTTCACCGACCGTATCCAGCTGATCCTCCGCAGCCCGCTGAACCGTCTGCAGGATCTGGTTTCGACCAGCTGGAAGTTCATCGGTGACTGGCCGGTGCGCACTGACGCCACCACTGGCGACGCGGCACGCTACAAGCGCTTCGCGATCGTGATGAGCGGCGAGTAACTGAAAGTAAACAAGGGACGCTCTGCGTGTAGTAGGTGCGAGCGTCCCTTGTTTAAGTTCCACGGTGG